CCAGATGATTGACATCCAGACCGGACTTACCGAAGGCTTCTTTTAGCTTGCTACCACCAGTTGGCTGCAGATCATTGGCCGAGACTTCCATTGGACCGTCTTTACCCTTCAGAAGGACACGGCCACTGGGTAAAATCTGATCGATGACTTGTTTACGTCCATTGAGCATGACCGTTGCACCCCTTTTCAACCACCTCTTTTTGATTGATAGAGGAAGGCCGCCTTCATGAATGTCTTCGTCGATGTCCGCGGATTCCGGCACGCAGTTCGGAACGGTCTTGCCGTCCTTCTCCTTAGTGCCAACGGCCTTGTAGCCCTTCCAGCAGGCCTGCTCAAGGCTCTCTTTCTTGCTGGTCGACTGACCCGGAGTGGCTTCTTTGTTCTGCTGAGTCAGAGTTGGAGTGCCGATGTCACGCGTATGGCTGAGCTCTTCATTCTCGGAATGCTCATTCTCCTTATCGTCTGTATTATGCTTAGTATCCTTCTTGGCACCGATGAACTTCTCAGCCGCTTGCTTGGCCTTCGTAAAAGCCATTGGCGCATTGGTCGGAGTATGATAGATCTCGTTACCTTTGTTTCCACCTTTAGAAATATATGACACGATAAGCTCTCCGCCAATTGACTTAAGCGTAAACTTTGAACCGTCGGTCATGACTGCTTCTTGAGCACCAGTATCTTCATCCGTGGTGGTCCATTTGAGAACACCTTCACTTAGTGCGTATCTAATCGATTCTGTTAGAGTCATATTTCTATTATTTATTCTCTTGCTTATACAAGATAAAAGTGCGGTAAATATTTGATCTCTTGAAAGACCGTGTCGCCGTTCATGTTACGAAAGACTTTGAATGCATCCTGTGGTTGCCGTGAAATTGCATCTAGGCCGGATTGAATATGCGAACGCTTAGTAAGCTCGTCTTTCTGATTATGCCTATCAATATAAAGGACATACTTGCCTTTAACTCGTTTGTGCTCATCATGAGCCCATCCTTCTTTTATATTTAGAGGATTTGCCACCCAAGCTTTGATCTTGGTTTCTTCCATTATCGGCTCAACATCTTTGAGCCAATGCTTTCGATTATCTTCCGTGACCAAAAAGTTTGGACCACGCTTGACGATTTGAACAACTTCTCCGCCTTTAAGACGAACCACGTCACCAACATTAAACACCTCACCACGGACATAAGCCTCACGAATCTGTGATAGTGGACTCAACTGAATATGCTCTCGAAAGTTGGCCATCTCATTCAAATCCATTCTTTTGCGAAGGAGATTAAAGAGATCAAGGCCTTTATCATACGACTTAGGCAAACCTTGGCTGAATTCCTTGAAGTTGCCATCGCGTACGGCCTGACGCATCTTGGAGGCGGACATGCCCTCAACATCATCCGCATCTGGATCACGATCTCCGGCCGAGACTACCTCAATGCCATTTGGAAACTCATAGAATCCACCATTGTTCAACTTGGTGCCTTCGTATTTCTGAAGAAGCTTGGAGAACTCCGCGACTCGATCCTGACCGACAACAAGGACAAAGCGAGTGAATCCATCCTCGTATGCCTTTGTAGCAATGTCTAAAATGGTTTTGATCGATTCATCATTGATAATATTTCGTGCATGCTTGGGAAACAAAGTCCGCATGAGCTTCACCTTCTCGGTGTACTCCAGCGGGTTCTTCTTGGGATCGACGGAATGAGAGGCATAGATTCGATAGATGCCACCTGCGGCTTCAGAAGATACGGCATTCAGTAGCTTCTCGTGACCTATCGTAGGAGGATTGAAACGGCCAAAAGTGACCGTGATCTCCTTGGTAATGGCTTCCAGGAACTGACGGAATGACTTGATATCAGACATAGAATTACTTATCAAGATTAAGGTATGGCCGCGACTCGCGACGCAAGGCACGCTCAACGGTCCTATGGGAATTAGCTTTGCGATATGGAAGGCCGGCCTCACGAAGGGGACGATGCCGCTTATAGGTCTGCCGATTGATCAGACCGCCATCATCCACGTCATCTGCCGTATAGTCTACGGGCAATGCATCATTGAAGTCTACGGACTTGCAAGATTCTTCGATCTCAGGTTCATAGATGACATCCCATTGATCATGTGTATCATCAATCAGAGACATGCGTGTCTCGATGGCCAGATTCTTTAGCTCTCGAAGTTGACTGATCGATGGCTTCCAGGAAAATACGATCTCACGACCTAGAGCAATAATTCGAACCCATCCCATTCGTGCCAGTTCCGCACTATTATCATCTAGCCCTTGAGCATTCGAATCATACTTATTTCCTAGGATCTCAGCAGCCGCAGGTTCATGATCTTGAACCGCAATGAATCGATTGGCCGGAGTCATGAAGAACTTACGTTCGTGAAAACCTTGCTTGAACGGATTATCCGCGCCGGCCGGAATGACACGATATGACTGCCGAATTGGCAATTTATCGACGTCGATATGTGATAATGGTCTTTTCGTATTTCCCATAATAATAACCATATTTATACGAAAATCTTCTTAAGGCATGATTATTAACGGTCTTTTTCGAATCCTTTGATGATGTCCGGACTGAAGTTAGCTCGGCTAAACTCTTGTCTATCCACCAATTTGACCGTATTACCACCCATCGGATCACCGACGACGTAACCTTCGTGCGAAGTCTTTTGATATCCGGACTTCGTTTTTAGAAATGTGTTTACATCACCAATCGCACTAAGCTGCGTAATCAATAGCTTTTTGATCTTCACTAATACATTCTGAAGAGTGAAAACCAATATCATGTTATTGACATTTTCCTTTGAGAAAAACTCCATGCGAGCTTGCTTGCGCGCATCTACAGTTTGTTTTCCCTTTTCGGTCTTCTTTTCGGCAGCTTCTTTATCAAATCGATCTTTCATCCAATTCATCAGACCCGCAACATGCTTGGATGGATCGCCAATATCCTGTCCTGCTCGAACTTTGGAATTGGCATATGTTTCAATATCTCGCGCCAGATCTGGATTCACTTCTAAAGCTTTAAGCGTCATTGGCGATATTTTCTTAAGAATCGATGCGGCATCTTTCAATAGAATATCAATCTCGCGAGTCGAGATTGAAGAGCCATCCGTCTTTTTGAAATCTGCCGTTTGCCACCATACGGTTGGAATACGCTTAAGCTGTTTGGTATTGATTCCGGGTATGGCTTCTAATGATCCAAGTTTTCCGGTATATGATGTATGAAATACCACACCAATCTTGGCTTGTTGAATCTCCTTGGCCATATTCGAATTCATCGGTATGGCATACACAATTGTATTTGGATGAAAGGTGATGTATTCTTTACCTTTGATATTTTCGCGCTTGATCGTATCAGATGTAAAAAGAAGATCGCCTTGAATGATGTCTTTAATGCCAAGCTTGGATAGCTCTGTCAGAGCCACCTTCATCTTCACATTTAGATCTCCGGGCTCGATGGCATTGTCAATATCCATCGATGTCTTGTAAACCTCTGGAGTCTTATTGAAGATGGACTTCTTGGCGACAAAAAACTTTCTATCCGCCGGATCGATGCCACAAAAAATCGCTGGTGCTCCATCCCACTTGACCGTAATGGAAGCTTTGCCTTGATTGCCGATCAGCGAGTCCCGGACATTCTTTAAGGATTGAATGGCCTTCTTGGCTCCATCCAGACCCGAGTAGAGTATCGAGTCCTCGACATGAGTCAAATGACCACTACCCTCGAGTATGAACTGCTTGAAAGACTTCATAGAATTTACCATGGTTCTCCGGACATCTTTATTGAAGATGCCATTTTCTCGGATTCGAATTTGAATCGCATCTTCATAATTTTATGCTTACCCGCCTTGATACCAATTGACTCGTTGCCGACCTTCTCAGGTGTGATTCTAAATAAAGAAAGAGCCTTAAGTTTTTCATTATCAAGTGGATTGACTACTTCGGCCAAATATGGTTCTTTTTTACCATGACCGGTTACTTTGACATATGGTAGAGTGGTTATTGTTGCATCCATCCAATCTGATAATATGTGATCAAACAATTCCTTCTGACTCATCTTGTAGATCCGATCAAATAGTTCATCACGTAAATTGGACATAAGAGCTGATCCAATTTCTTCTGTCTTCTTTTTGATGGACACATCAGCACGAATATATTGCTTTCGTTCGGAAGCTGAAATTGGAAGCTTCAATTGCTTAATAGTATCATCAAGCTTATGTTTGTACATATCAGCCAGATTAAGATTCAGTGCCGCATCAATCGTACCGATTCCAGGATTTTTGAAGCCAATGTCTCCGGATCCCTTGGTTGCTTTTGCGGATAATCCAAGAAAACCATCAGACGGACCAGAAGAGAATTGAACCAAAATGTCGGCTGGATTTTTGCGCTGATCGACATCATAACCGACGGCTTTTGACATCGATCCAGGGAGAGCGGTCCACCACACTCCCGTGATATTTCCAGAGTAACCGTTATTGCGTGCCCATGATTCAAATTCTTGCGCCATTACTTTAGCCTGACCAATCGCTATATCGACCTCTTCAGGCAAAGCTTGCTCTATACGTTTATTATACAGAGCTAAGGCTTCTTTTCCAAGTTTGGACCAAGTTTTTCCAGACAGAAAGAATCCAGTCATAAGCTCATTGATATTCGAAAGAATCGTATTCTGAGTGCCCTCAAGAACGATCTTTGATTCAATTATAAACTGCTCTAATGTCTTCATTCTCTTCTATTTATTCAGAGAAATCTCCTGAGCATTAGCTTTACAGGCTGCCCGGGGCTTCAAAAGAATTCGAACACCTTTATATTCCTTGCCAT